AACACCGGTATGGGCAATTGCCTGATCATGTCCTTGATTGTTCTAGGCTACTTTGAGCACGTTGGTATCGACGCTCGTCTCGCTAATAATGGAGATGATTGTGTCGTTATTTGTGAACGCTCAGAGCTGCATAAATTGAACGGGATTGACAACTGGTTCACTGAGTTTGGATTTAAGCTCAAGCGTGAACCAACTGTCAGCTGTTTTGAACATATTGAGTTCTGCCAGACACAACCTGTCTTAGTTGGTGACCGGTACAGGATGACGCGCAATCCCTGGACAGCTATGTCCAAGGATTGCGTCTCCCTGTTACAGTGGGACACCCCTGAGCAGTTTGAAACTTGGCGTGCGGCAATTGGTACCTGTGGAGGAGAATTGACAAAAGGAGTCCCTGTGTGGAGTAGCTTTTATGCATCCATCTTGGGCAACGCCGGATCACGTATCGGGGGGATTGAGCGAGTTTATGACTCTGGACTGGGTTTCATGGCTAAGGGGGTACGTGATGCTGTCATCACGGATGAAGGACGCTATAGTTTCTGGCTAGCGTTTGGAATCACACCTGACCTACAAGTTGCCATGGAAAACTCATGGCCTGGTATAGTATACGACCCAATCTCCCTGATCAATAACGATCAAATAAGTAATTCTAACCCACTATCATGTCTCGAACAACCAACAAGAACCAAAGCAGAGTAGTTGCTGCTGTATCTGGGAAGATACGACCTAAGAAACTGAGAGCTAATGTCAGAGCCTCGTCTGACCAAGGCGTAGCCGTGCATTGTGTGTCACCATTCAACGTAACACCTTCGGACGCCTTTGGTTTTGCCGCTGTGTCAATCATTGTTGACCCTCCCAAAGCTGGTGATGCTGGTGGAACCGTTCTAAAGAACTATTCCGAATACCGCATCGAACAGGGAGCGCTGTCTTGGACACCGACCGTCGGCACGACAACCACCGGAACCATCTGGATTGGGTATTATGACAATCCTGAGATTATTTACAAAGCCAACGCTGGTACCTATGGTACAGCGACCATGCTCAACTTGGCTAAGCAATCTCCACATCGCACATCGATGTCCATATGGATGCCCGGTACCTTGAGTTTGCCACTCTTTAGACGCAGACCCAAGTATGCCACTGACACTACCGCTCCAGCCAATAGATCAGAAGCTGACCTCTGTACACATGGCGTGTTTATCATTGCCATTGAAGGAGCTCCTGTATCTACCAATCTCGGGTATCTTTCCCTAGAGTACAAAGCACGTGGCTACAACCTGGAGAACCAAGCCGTGACCGGTATTTAGGCTGGCTTGTGTTAATTACTGCGCTCAGAGACTTTTATAATGACTGGCCGATGTTCCGGAGTAGTGACCCGTCTGACCTATTGGGTGTAATGAATGGGAGCCAACCCACGCCACCCTCTAGTGAACATGCATTATAAAAGAGTATGAGTGTTAAGACCCTTAAAGACCAAACAATTGGCACTGTTTGGGGGCTTCTTTAAGAGTAGTGCG